TCTAAAGGAGCATTACACGGCTTAACCAGGTTTAGTATGGAGGACGCTCCTGCGAATAGCTTCTTTTTAGAATACTTATCAAGACCACCTACAGCTGAAATATTCTTTGAAGATGTTTTAATGGCATTAGTGTTTTATGGCATGCCAATACTTGCAGAAAATAACAAACCGCGTCTTTTATATTATTTAAGACGTAGAGGTTACAGAGGTTTTAGTATGAACAGGCCTGATAAAGTATGGAATAAATTATCTGTAGCAGAAAAAGAAGTAGGTGGTATACCAAACTCAAGTGAAGATATAAAACAAGCTCATGCTGCTGCAATTGAGATGTATATTCAAGATCACGTAGGTATGAAAAAAGATGGAACGTTTGGTAATTTATATTTTAATGCCCTACTAAACGACTGGGCTAAGTTTGATATAAATAAAAGAACAAAGTTTGATGCGTCTATAAGTAGTGGTTTAGCTATAATGGCTAACAATAGACATTTGTATGCTCCAAACGCAAAAGTTGAAAAACCAAAACTAAATATAAATATTTCCAAGTACAGCAACACTGGATTTAATTCACAAATAATAAAATAAATATGGCATATTCTGGTAAAAGTTACTTTCCTAGTCAAACCGTAAGCGACGCTGAAAAGCTTAGTTATGACTATGGTTTAAAAGTAGCTAAAGCTATAGAGCACGAGTGGTTTAACGATGATAGAAGTAATAATAGATATAGAAATAATCACAATAATTTTCATAGACTAAGATTATATGCTAGAGGCGAGCAATCAATACAAAAATACAAGGATGAGTTATCTATAAACGGTGATTTGTCCTATTTAAATTTAGACTGGACGCCTGTTCCAATTATACCTAAGTTTGTAGACATAGTTGTTAATGGTATAGCTGAAAGAACTTATGATGTAAAAGCTTTTTCTCAGTCACCTAACGGTGTTGAAAAAAGAACTCAGTATATGGAAAAAATACTTAGTGACATGCAAATGCAAGAATTTAACAATGAAGTTGATTCTAGGTTTGGTATTAACATGAGAGAAAGCGATGTTCCAGAATTACCAGGTTCAGAAGAAGAATTAGGTATTCACATGCAGCTTAACTATAAGCAAGCAGTAGAGCTAGCAGAAGAACAAGCGTTAAACGTTTTATTTGAAGGTAATAAATACGAGTTAACTAAAAAAAGATTTTATTACGACCTTACTGTTTTAGGTATTGGTGCTGCTAAAACTAGTTTCAATACTTCTGAAGGTGTTACTATAGATTATGTTGATCCAGCAAATCTTGTTTACTCTTACACTGACTCACCTTACTTTGAAGACATATACTACGTTGGTGAAGTAAAAAATATACCTGTAAACGAATTAGCTAAACAATTTCCACATCTTACAGAAGATGATTTGGATAATATAATGAAAAACAAATCATATAATAGAAATAGCAATAAAAGTACATATAACTCTGATAAAGAAGATAACAACAAAATACAAGTTTTATATTTTAATTATAAAACTTATATGAACGAAGTTTATAAAGTTAAAGAAACTGGAACTGGAGCTGAAAAGGTAATACCTAAAGATGATAACTTTAATCCTCCAACAAATATGGAAGGTGGCTACTCAAGACTTTTGAGATCAATAGAGTGCTTGTACGAAGGCGCTGTAATACTAGGTACTGATAAATTATTAAAATGGGAAATGTCTAAAAATATGATGCGTCCTAAAAGTGATTTTACAAAAGTTAAAATGAACTACGCAATATGTGCTCCGCGCATGTACAATGGTAAAATAGAAAGTTTAGTAAAACGTATAACTGGTTTTGCTGATATGATTCAACTTACACATTTAAAACTACAACAAGTTTTATCACGTATGGTTCCAGATGGAGTTTATTTAGATGCTGATGGTTTAGCTGAAGTTGATTTAGGTAACGGAACTAATTATAATCCACAAGAAGCTTTAAATATGTTCTTCCAAACAGGTTCTGTTATAGGACGAAGTTTCACTTCTGAAGGTGATATGAACCCTGGTAAAGTACCTATTCAAGAAATAACATCTGGTAGTGGTGGTAATAAAATGCAAGCTCTTATAGGTAATTATAATTATTATCTACAAATGATAAGAGATGTAACTGGATTAAACGAGGCTAGAGATGGTAGTATGCCAGATAAAAATGCGTTAGTTGGTGTGCAAAAATTAGCAGCGGCTAATAGTAACACGGCAACTAGACATATACTACAAGCTGGATTATTTATAACAGCTGAAACAGCAGAGTGTTTGTCATTAAGAATATCTGATATACTAGAATATTCTCCAACTGCCGATGCGTTTATTCAAGCTATTGGCGCTCATAATGTTGCTACTTTAGAAGAAATGTCTGAGCTTCATTTATATGACTTTGGTATATTTATAGAACTTCAACCAGATGAAGAAGAAAAAGCTAGACTTGAAAATAATATTCAAATGGCTTTACAACAACAAAGTATAGAGCTTGAAGATGCTATTGATCTTAGAGAAATAAAAAATATTAAACTAGCAAACCAATTACTTAAGCTACGTAGAAAGAAAAAACAAGAAAGAGATAGACAGTTGCAAATGGAAAATATTCAAGCGCAAACACAATCTAACACTCAAGCTGCTCAAGCTGCTGCTCAAATTGAAATGCAAAAAAATCAAGCTATTACGCAAAGTCAAGCTCAACTAGAACAAATGAAGTCTCAGATTGATGTTCAAAAAATGCAAGCAGAAGCAGAGCTTAAAAAACAACTAATGGCCTTAGAGTTTCAGTACAACATGCAACTTAAAGGAGTTGAAGTTGAAGGTATGAAAAGTAGAGAAAAAGAAAAAGAAGATAGAAAAGACGAAAGAACAAAAATACAAGCTACACAACAATCAGAAATGATTGAGCAAAGAAATAGTGGAAAACCACCTAAAAACTTTGAGTCCGCAGGTAATGATATACTAGGTGGCGGGTTTGATTTAGGATCGTTTGACCCTAGTTAAAATTTATTAATTATTATTATATTATATTATGGAAGAAAAAAATGAACAAGTAGTCGAGGAGACTACACAAGAAACAACTGAACAAGTTGAAGAAACAAAGTTTGAATCTGCAGGTGACGATAGTGTTATAAAAGTAGATTTAAATAAACCACCAACACCAAAAGAAGAAGAAAATGAAACTAAAGAAGGTAACGCTGACGATAGCGGAGTGGTTGCAGAGTCTGAAAATACCGAGCCCACAGAAAAACAAGAAGAAGTACAACCGGAAGCAAAAACACAAGAAACTCCAGTATTAGAAGAAATTACTGAAGATTCTACTGAAGAAGAAGTAGCGGAAGTAGAAGAAAAAGTTGAAGAAGCTATAGCTGAAGCAGAAGCTACCGGCAAGCCACTACCAGAAAATATTCAAAAGTTAATGGACTTTATGGAAGAAACTGGTGGAGATTTAAGTGATTACGTAAAGCTTAATCAAGATTACTCAAAACTAGATGATCAAAGTTTATTATACGAGTATTACAAGCAAACAAAACCTCATTTAAACAACGAAGAAATTAACTTCCTTATGGAAGATTCGTTCTCTTATAACGAAGAAGAAGATGAAGATAGAGATATACGAAGAAAAAAATTAGCGTTAAAAGAGCAAGTTGCCAACGCTAGAGCCCATTTGGACGGGCAAAAGTCCAAGTACTATGAAGACATCAAAGCTGGTTCAAAACTCACGAGTGAGCAACAGAAGGCAGTTGATTTCTTTAATAGATATAACAAGGAGTCAGAAGCAACTCAAAAAACAGTTAAAAAGAACTCTGATATTTTTACACAGAAAACAAACAATGTTTTCAACGACAAGTTCAAAGGTTTTGAATATAACGTCGGTGATAAAAAGTACAGGTTTAATGTAAACAATGCTGAAGAGGTTAAAAACACTCAGAGCGACATAAGCAATTTTACCAAAAAGTTTTTGGATAAGAATTCTGCTTTAAAAGACGCTAAGGGTTATCATAAATCTCTATATACAGCAATGAATGCGGATGCTGTTGCAAAACACTTTTACGAACAAGGAAAAGCTGATGCTATGAAAGATAGCGTTGCTAAAGCCAAAAATGTGAATATGAACCCAAGACAAAGTCATGGGCAAATTGAAGCAGGTGGCTTAAAGTTCAAAGTGCTAGGTGATAATGCTGCTGGTTTTAAGTTTAAAAATAAAAACAAATCATAAATTTAAAAAAATTACAAAATGGCAATTACAAGTGCGAGTGGTATAGATGCTGCTCCAAGAAAACAAACGTTGGCATCCAACTATGTAGATTTTACGTCTGCAGCTACTGAAGGATGGGCTCAACAATACTTACCAGACCTTATGGAAAAAGAAGCAGAGGTTTACGGTAAAAGAACAATCGCAGGATTTTTAGCTCAAGTAGGAGCTGAAGAAGCTTCTTCATCAGACAGAGTTATTTGGTCTGAGCAAGGTAGATTACATCTAGCGTATACATGTAAGTATAAAGATTCTAATAATACTTATGAAGTAGAAAACGATATGGACGGAAATGCTGTCGGTACAAACCATGGTCTTAGAGTTGGTGATATAGTTATTATGACTAGCGCTAGCGCTACAGCTAAAGGTTATATTTCTGCTGTTGATGAAGATGGTGATAACGCAGCTGAATTTACAGTATTAGCTTACGCTGATGACCATATGACTTCTGCTGACGCTTTAAACTCTACAGCTACTACCTCTGAATTACATAGAGTATTAGTTATTGGTTCTGAGTTTGAAAAAGGATCTTCTGCAAGAACAGCTGCAAATGCTCCAAAATTCAAATCTCACTCTAATAAGCATTTAATTATGAGAGATTACTACGAAGTTTCTGGATCTGATGCAACTGCAATTGGATGGGTTGAAGTTTCTGGTGAAGAAGGTCAAAATGGTTACTTATGGTATTTAAAAGCTGAAGGTGATACTAGAGCTAGATTTGCTGATTACTTAGAAATGACTATGTTAGAAGCTGAAACTGCACACGCTGATGCTGGTGCTATTGGTGGTACTGATGGTGGTGCTCTTCAAGATGGTACGCAAGGTTTATTCCAAGCTATTACATCTAGGGGTCACTCAACTACTGGTATTACTGGTGTTAATGCCGCTACTGATTTAGCTGAATTTGACGCTATCTTAGCTGTATTTGATGAAAATGGAGCTATTGAAGAAAACATGATGTTTGTAGATCGTACTACTAGCTTAGCTATAGACGATATGCTAGCTTCAATGAATTCTTACGGAGCTGGTGGTACTTCTTATGGAGTGTTTAACAACTCTGAAGATATGGCTTTAAATTTAGGTTTTTCTGGTTTCAGACGTGGATCTTATGATTTTTATAAATCTGATTTCAAATACTTAAATGATAAAGGTACAAGAGGTGGTTTAAATGATACTGTTAACGCAATTAGAGGTGTTGTTATTCCAGCTGGTGTATCTTCTGTATATGACGAGCAATTAGGAAAGAATATGAAACGTCCTTTCTTACACGTTAGATATAGAGCTTCTGAAACTGAATCTAGAAAGTTAAAAACTTGGGTTACTGGTTCTGTTGGGGCTTTAACTTCAGGTGTTGACTCGATGCAAGTACACTATTTATCTGAAAGATGTTTAGTTACTCAAGGTGCTAACAACTTCATGTTAATGAACTAAGCACAATTATTTTAAAGAGACTGGGATTAATTTCCCAGTCACTTTATTTTTATTAATTTTATTATATATTATATTATGGCAAAGAAAAAAGAAACAAAAGAAAAGGTAGAAGTACCTGTTGTTGAGACACCTGTTGTTGAAACACCAAAACCTAAAAAAGTTGAAACAAAATCAACAAACCCAGAAGATAATTGGGAAATTAAAGACAGGATGTATTATTTAACTGGTAACAAATCGCCGTTAACTTATTTAATGAGAGGTAGTAATATTTATTATTTTGATGAAGAAAAGGGTTATGAAAGAGAATTAAAATATACTTCTAACCAAAGAACTTGTTTTGTTGACGAAATGAAAGGCGAGCAAAGATTAGAGCATATTATATTTAGAACCGGATCTTTAATGGTTCCAAGAAATAAAACTGTTTTGCAAAAACTTTTATCTTTATACCACCCTCATAAAGATAAATTATACAAAGAGCATCTACCTAAAGTTATAGCTGAAAATGAAATTGACATATTAGAAATGGAAATAGAAGCGTTAAACGCGGCTCAAAGTTTAGATATAGATATGGCAGAAGCTGTTATGCGTGTAGAAATCGGTTCTAAAGTATCAGAGATGAGTTCTAAGGAACTTAAAAGAGATTTACTATTATATGCTAAAAGAAATCCGGCATTATTCTTAGAATTAGTAAACGATGAAAACGTTGTTCTTAGAAACTTTGGTATTAAAGCAACAGAAATGAATATTATTAAATTATCTTCTGATCAAAGAACTTTTTTATGGGGTTCTAATGATAGAAAATTAATGAATGTTCCTTTTGATGAACACCCTTATTCAGCCTTAGCTGCTTGGTTTAAAACTGATGAAGGCATGGAGATTTACTCCAATATTGAAAAAAGATTAAATTAATCTAACTGTAGAGCGGTCGCCCTACGGGGCGATCGTAAACTACAATAAAAAAAAATTATGGTAAATATAGATGAAGTATATCAAAAAGTTTTAGCACTAGCTAACAAAGAACAAAGAGGTTACATAACACCTCAAGAGTTTAATCTATATGCTAACCAAGCTCAAATGGATATTTTTAATCAATATTTTTTTGATTTAAATCAATTTAAAAGACTACCTGTTGTTGATGACAATTACGGTGACACTGCTGATTTGATAAATGATAAATTATCTATATTTAAAACAGGACCAGAGCAATTTACATCTACAAATAATCCAACTTTACCAGATGACTGCTATAAAGTAACATCAGTGAATATGCACCACAATGGAATTCACGCTGGAGAAGCTCAAAAAGTAAATTACGAAGATTTTCATAGAATTCACCAAGGTCCTTTAACAAAAGGAAAAATAGATAGGCCTGTGTATTACATAGCAGATAACGAAATACATATAGTTCCGCAACACAGTTCTTTAATTTGTTTTTTTAGATATATAAGAATACCATCAAAAGTTAATTGGTCTTATATTGTAGTAAACGAAAAAGCATTGTTTAACTCTACGCAAGCTTCGCATTTTGAGTTACATGATTCTGAACAAAAAAATTTAGTTGTTAAAATATTACAACTTGCAGGTGTTGGTATAAAAGATTACAATATAGTTCAAGCGGCTGGACAAGAAGAAGTTAAAAAAATACAACAAGAAAAATCATAATAAATGGGATTACTAGACGGACAAACACATCAAGAATATTACCAAGGTAATGATTTTGGAAACTATCAATTTGTATCATTAAAAGATATAATAAATCAATTTATGATTGTATACGTTGGTGATCAAAAAATAATAAAAAAATGTAGTCAAATAGATGTAGGTTTTCACGCTCAACGAGCTTTAGCTGAATTATCTTTTGATACATTTAAATCTGTAAAAGCACAACAAATAGAAGTAGCACCAACATTGATTATGCCATTGCCGCATGATTATGTAAATTATACTAAGTTATCAAGCGTTGATAATTCTGGTATTAAACATCCTTTATACCCAACAAAACATACTAGTAATCCATTTGAAATAAGACAAAACTCCGGTGGAAATCGCTCTTACCAGTTTTTATCTGGTAATGAAGCTATTGTTAACAATGATTTTAGTAATGTTGGCAATGATCAAGGGGGTTTTGGAGGTAGCGAGGCTGAAAATTGGAATAGAATGTCAGACAAATTATTTGGTTCTAACTTTGGAAGTGGTGTTGGTATTTTAGATGGAAAAGTAATGTGGTCTTACTCTACTCACAATGGGTTTGGAGGAAATAATTGGGGTAAAACTGGTGTTTTATACCAACAGCTAGATACTACGGGGTTAAACGTTGTTGATGTTTCGGCAGATGGTGTAACTAGTGATATAACTTATGCTAATACATCTGCAAATACTAACACTGGTACAGCGACTGGTACTATTAGATTTGGTTTAACAACACAAAACCCTGCTTTAATTACTAATTTAAATAATCACCCTACTTACACTTATCCTGCAAATCACGCATACAATCCAGGTGAAACTTATGAGCAGTCACCATTTTTTACATCTGATTTTTTTGATATAAGTTATTTAGAGTGGACTGGAAATGACACTAGTACTAAAACAATTGAAAATTTAAATATTGCAGATTACGATACTATATACATTGTTGCGTTATCTTTTGTTGAAGCTACAACTGGTTTAGAAAATAATTTTGTTTTAAAACCATCTTCACTTACAGCTTCTACAGTAGGTACTATAACTGGTACGGGTAATATAAATAGTTTAGATAACTTGAGTATAACTAATTCTTATGCTAGTACATCTTTATCAAGAGCAAGGAATTCAAATAAATCATCTACTTGGAATAATTACAAGTCATTAACTCCATCTGAAAATAATAATGATGATTATGAAGATAATGTATATTGGCCTAATGAAGGAGAAAGATATGGCCTAGAGCCTTCACATGCACAGGATAACGGGTCTTTTTATGTAGACGAAATACTAGGAAACATACATTTTTCATCTAATATTTCAGGAAAAACTGTAATCTTAGATTATATAAGCGATAGTCTTGGTACAGATGAAGAAATGAAAGTACATAAATTTGCAGAAGAAGCTATGTATAGATACATATTACATGCTATTGCAGCTGGACAAATGATGACACAACAAATAGTTCCTAGACTTAAAAAAGAAAAGTTTGCAGCAATTAGGCAAGCAAAAATAAGATTATCAAATTTAAAGCTAGAAGAATTAACTCAAATACTTAGAGGTAAATCTAAGCAAATAAAACACTAGTATATGCCAGAGATTAAGAATACTTTTGTTAGAGGTAGAATGAACAAAGACCTCGACGAAAGAATTATTCCAAAAGGAGAATATAGAGATGCAATGAATATACAGGTTGGAACTTCTGAAGGTTCTGACATTGGTACCGTGCAAAATATATTAGGTAATCTATCTGTCGAAAACATTGTTCCCGATAAGTGTAAATGTATTGGTACTGTTGCTGATGAAAAAAATAATAAAATATATTGGTTTGTTAAAAGAGAATATTCACCTGATCACATAAACTTTGAGGCTATAATAGAATATTCATCTGAACTTGGACCTGTCCCGATTCTGGTTGACACCAAAATAAATACTGCGGACGCGGTATTAAAATTCCCTGAAAAAATTATTACTGGTATTAATATTATAGATAATTTATTATTCTGGACTGATGGTGTAAATGAACCTAGAAAAATAAATATAGATCAATGCAAAAAAGGTAGTGTAGATTTACAAACACATACTCAATTATCTAATGACTTTGGTGGTTTTGATGGTTTAGCCATTAACACCGTTGGTTTATTTCAAGATGATAATGGAGATGAGTTAGGAAATATGGTTACTACTCTTGATGATTCACAAGTAACATCAGGAAGGTATATGTATTTTGAAAAAGATCAATTTGATAAATTATTTGATCACGAGGTTGTTCATAATACTCCAGGAAGTACGTCGGAATTAACTGAAGAAGGAAATATACATCCTATTCGTCAATATAGAGATGGTGAGTTTTTAGGTTTAATCTATGTTAAGGTTTGGAATACTGGTGGTGGAAACGGTATGCATGCTAGAAGAACCGCTTATGATCAACCAGCAAATTGGTTTGCGAGAAACAGACAATTTAAAGTTGGTGATATAGTTTTTGGAGATAATATAACAAGAGATATTAAAGAGGAAAATATTACTGTTATAAGAAAATCCCCAAGCACAAAGTTAAATATAAAAATAAATACCACCCAAAATAAAAATAAAGAACCTTTATTTGAAAAAATATTCCCTAGATTTTCATATAGATATAAATATAATGACAATGAGTACTCAACATTCGCTCCTTTTACAGACGTAGTATTTAATCCTGAGCATAAAGAAAACTTTAGTTTAGATAGTTCGTACGATGTAAAAGAACCGTACAATACTTCAATGCTTAACGTTATTGATTCAATTGAATTAACAGATTTTATTAATCCTGATATTGATGAAAACGTAAAGCAAATAGATATTTTATATAAAAAAGAAGACTCTCCAGTTATATATTCTATAGTTAGTTTAAAGAGAGAAGATAAAGAGTGGTATGAGTTTGGTTCTGGACAACAAAATGATGTTGGTTATGTAAATACACCTTTACCTGGTGGTTTAACTGGTAGTGGTAAACCAGGTGTTTTTGGTGGTTTATTTAGAGGTAAATATATTGTTAACTCTGAAAACATTAGTAACGCTCTTCCTGAAAATCAATTATTAAGACCGTGGGATGCTGTTCCTAGAAAAGCATTAGCACAGGAAATAACAGGTAATAGAATTGTATATGGTAATTACGTTCAAGGTTATAAGTTAGATACTGTGATACCATCTTTACTAGCGGATTACAAACCTAGAACAACGTATAGTCTACCTAATTCTAATTTTGATTCCAGTGCTTTACCATCTATAAAATCTCAAAGAAATTATCAACTAGGAGTTGTTTTTGGAGATAAATATGGAAGAGAAACACCGGTGTTTACATCTAGTAAAAGTGCTGTATCAATACCATGGAGAAGTAATCGTGGTACTTTAACAGCGACTCAAGCGAATCAAATTGAAGTAAAGCTAGAGAAAGATCCACCAAACTTTGCTGAATATATAAAATATTTTATAAAAGAAACCTCTGGAGAATATTATAATTTAATAATGGATAAGGTTTATGTTCCTGCAGATATAACTCCAATAGAAACAAAGCGTCATCTTTGGCTTTCTTTCCCTTCCTCAGAAAGAAATAAAATAGATGAGGATGATTATTTAATACTAAAAAAGAAAATTGGATCTGGAGAAACACAGATGCAAGACAAAAATAAATTTAAAATTCTTGATATAAAAAATGAAGCGCCTGATTTTGTAAAATATGAATACGCTTTATTAGCAGAGCTAGACCAAACGTCTGACGGTGGTACTACATATTTAAGCAATTTGTTTAACACTCCTAAAGGTCGGTTGAAAGAAGATAATACTTTGATAATAATAAATAAATCTGAATTTCATGGTCAATCAGCTGTAAGATGGGGATTTAATGACATTGGAGATAAAGGTGTTAAAAATTATCTTATTGATAATTTATACTTATCTTGGTTTAGAGCTACTGGTACTGACGCTGGTTTAAGCTCTAATAAATACAAAATAATAGATATATTAACAAATGCAAATGATTATCTTTTTACCTTAGACAAACCTATTAGTGAAAGAGATGCAAAAATTAGTAACCAAGGATCTGGATCAACAAATGCTTGGCCAGATTGTGGTATAAGATTTGAAAAAAGAAAAGAAAGAAACTTAGAGTTGTTTTCTGGTAAGTTTTTTGTTAAAGTTATAAGTGAACCAGTTGTTTATGGCGATATATTAGATGATACTTCTTTGTTAAATAAATTTGTTTGGACTTCAAGAAGAACGACTTTTTGGTCAGCAGACGC